TAGTTGATGCTTTTGCTAGTTTAAATGTTGTAGATTTAAAAGTACAAGATGATTTAACAGTTACAGATGATCTTATAGTTGGTGGTGATATAGACCTAGAAGGTGCTATAGATGTAAATGGTACAGCTAACCTAGACGTAGTAGATATAGATGGTGCTGTAGATATGGCTTCTACGTTACAAGTAGATGGGTCTATAACTTCCTCTGCTAAAGCAACAATTACAGTAGCAGATAACTCTGAAACACTTACATTAGTATCTACTGATACAGATGCGAGTGTTGGACCAGTACTTTTATTACTTCGAAACCCTGGTCAGGCTGGGGCAGATGATGATTTATTGGGCAGAATAACATGGAAAGGGTATGACGATGGTACGAATGATTTCACAGCAGCACAAATCTTTTCGAAAATAAGAGATGCTTCAAATGGTTCAGAAGATAGTCAACTTACTGTACAAACTGTTGTAGCTGGTACATTAAGAAATAGGCTAGAGTTTAATGAGGGCGAGGCTGTCTTTAATGATGATTCAGTAGACGTAGACTTTAGAGTTGAATCGAATGGTTCAACACACATGTTTCAAGTAGATGCGGGAAATAACAAAATTTTAATGAGTTCTAATCCAGCTTCTGATACTCAATCAACACCACATGATACTTTAAAGCTTGCTTTAGCTTATACTGGAAGTGGTTCAGATGGTGCTGCTGGTTTAGGTCCGAGAATAGTTTTTTCAATACCTGATGATGAAACCAATCCAAGTGTAGGGGGCGGTATTGCAGTAGTAAAAGAAAGTGCTGATGATAGCAATAGTGTAGCAGCAATGACTTTTGCTACATCTCAAAATGATGAAACACTAGATGAAGCTATGCGTATTACTTCTGATGGTCAACTTTTACTAGGCACAACTTCTGACAATAGTGACAGTTATAAAATGATTGTTGATGCAGGTGGAGGTTCTAAAGGTATTGATATAAGGAATGTTTCTTTTAATTCTGATAATGGTGCTTTAAGGTCTGTGCCTCCAGGAAATACATCTTATCGCTTTGCAGTTATGCTTAATAGCAGTAACTCTACAGTTGGTAAAATAGAAGTTACAAGTGCTAATACTGCTTATACGACCTCTTCTGATTACAGATTAAAAGAAAATGTAACACCTTTAGAAAACGGATTAGACAGACTTAATCAACTTAAACCAGTTAAGTTTAATTGGATTGAAAGTGGTCAAGAAGAAGAAGGTTTTATAGCACATGAAGTTGATGAAATATTTTCTGATGCAATAGTAGGTGAAAAAGATGCTGTAAAAGATGATGGAACAGTAAGCCCACAAACTATGGACTACGGAAGAATCACACCATTACTTGTTAAGGCTATCCAAGAACAACAAACAATAATAGAAGACTTAAAAACTAGAATAGAAACCTTAGAAGGAGAATAAAAAATGGCAATTTCATATGCATGGGATGTAAACACTTGTGATGTATTCCCTACAAAAAAAGGTAAATCAAATGTAGTTTATAACGTGCATTGGAGACTCACAGCAACTGATGACACAAACAAAGATTCAGATGGCAACAACTTGACTTCTACAGTTTACGGAAGCCAAGGTTTAAATGTATCTGATTTATCTAGTTTTACAAATTGGTCTAGTTTAGACGCAGCTAAAGTACAAGGTTGGGTAGAGGCTGCTTTGGATAAAGATGAGTCTGGCAAAGTTGCAACCCTTAAAACAAATTTAGATGCAAGAATAGCAGAAAAAATATCACCTAGTTCAGTAACTAAAACATTAGGATAAAAATATGGAACAACAATACTTTATAAATATGCTACAAATATTAGATGCGTCAGTAGAAAGAGGCACTTGGAAAGGTGGTGAAATAGAAGGCATAGCTGGTTTACGCAAACAAACACTAGAGCAGATTAAAGAAATGGCAGAAGTTTCTCAACAAGAAGAAGCCCAAGTTGAATCAATCACTAAGAAGATAGGAGAGAAATAATGAGTTGGCTACCTAAATCTTATCACGATACCATAAAAAAGTTCTGGCAAAAAGTCAGAGGTGTTGAAGAAGAAACTGTTAGAGCTAGAACAGAAGAAGGACAATTTGTTGCTGACGATAAATCTACTCCTGACGTTAATGAGGCTTACACAACTGTTAAAGTTAAAAAAAAGAAAAGAGGTAGGCCTAAGAAAAAATAATGGCTAAGAGAACAACTTTAGAAGTGGCAGCAGATTTAGATAAACATGAAGCAGTTTGCGCTGAAAGATGGCGTGAAACTATCTATAGAATAAAACGTTTAGAAGTGTTAATTGTTACTACTTTAGCTTCTTTAATTATTGGAATGGCTAGTATACTTAGTAGTCAAATTTTTTAAAATGATATGCCGTACACCAAACTTACATTTGCTCCAGGAATCAATCGAGAAGGTACTGACTATAGTAACGAAGGCGGTTGGTTTAACGCTAATCTAGTAAGATTCCGACAAGGAAGACCTGAAAAAATTGGCGGGTGGGTTAAAGAAACATCTACTTCTTATTTAGGAACTGGAAGAGCTTTACACGGTTGGGTAGACGTTCAAGGAACTAAATATTTAGGCCTTGGTACTACGTTTAAATACTATGTATCTACGGGAGAGAATTTTGATGATATTACTCCTGTTCGTAAAACAACAACAAATGGAATTCTTTTTGCGGCTACTAATAGCAGCTCTACTATAACAGCCACCGATAATGGTCACGGTTGCGTAACTAATGATTTTGTTACTATTGCAGGAGCAGCAAGTTTAGGTGGGTTAATTACAGCAGCTGTATTAAACCAAGAATATCAAATTACATCTGTTACAACTAACACATACACTTTTACAGCGAAAGATACTTCTGGGGCTACAGTAACAGCAAACTCAAGTGATTCTGGAAATGGTGGTTCTGGTGTAGATGGTGTATATCAAATTAATGTAGGTTTAGACACTTATGTTCAATCTACAGGTTGGGGAGCAAACACTTGGGGCGAAGGCACGTTTGGAAGTTCTTCTGCAATAAGCTCTTCTAATCAACTACGTTTATGGTCACACGATAATTTTGGTGAAGATCTACTTATGAATGTGCGCGGAGGCGGAATTTATTATTGGGATGAAAGTGGAGGCTCTACTGTAAGAGCTAAAGCTATTTCAGATTTAGCTGGGTCTAATTTAGCGCCGACAGTAGCTTTACAAGTGTTGGTTAGTGATATTGATAGACACGTTCTTTGTTTCGGTGCAGATCCAATTGACGATGCTGGAGTAGCAAGAACAAGTGCAGTAGACCCAATGCTTATTGCTTGGAGTGACCAAGAAAACGTTTTAGAGTGGGAACCGCTTTTTACTAATACAGCTGGATCTCTTCGTTTATCTGCAGGTTCTTTAATTGTTGGAGCAATGAGAGCAGGCCAAGAAACATTAGTTTGGACAGATACTTCACTGTACAACTTACAATTTATAGGTCCACCTTATGTTTTTGGTACAACACTATTAAATGAAGGCGTTGGATTAATTAGTCCAAAAGCTGCAGTAAATACTGCAAAAGGAATTTTTTGGATGGATAGAAAAGGGTTTTACAATTATGCAGGAACTGTGCAACCTGTCCCTTGTAGTGTTCATAATTATGTATTTAGTGATCTTAATGAAGGACAATCATATAAAGTATTTGGATTTTTAAATAAACAATTTAATGAAGTTGGATGGTTCTATCCATCAAACTCTAGTGGAGAAATTGATAAATACGTTATTTATAATTATGAAGAAGGGAGTTGGAGCATTGGAGAGCTGGCTCGTTTTGCATGGTTAGATGAAGGTATTGTTTCTTATCCTAGAGCAACAGGAAAAGATACTTCTGTAAATTATTTATACCAACAAGAAACAGGTAACGATGATGATGGTTCTCCAATGACCAATGTTTTTATTGAATCTAGCGATATGGATATACAAGACGGAGAACTTTTTTCTTCTGTTAATAAACTTATTCCAGATGTTAAATTTTTAGGAAGTAGTGGATCAACTCAAACAATTAACTTTGTTTTAAAAAGCCGTAATTTCCCAGGAGAGTCATTAACAACTAATACAACACAAAATGTAACGAGTTCAACAACACGTTTAGATACACGTCTAAGAGCAAGACAAGTTGTTCTTAGAATAGAATCAGATGATGATAACTCAGATTCAGGAACGCAGTTAGGTGTTGGATGGAGACTAGGAGATGTTCGTATGGACGTTAAACCTAGTGGCAGAAGGTAATGGCTAAGCTATTAAACACTAAATTACCTATTGCGTTTGGAGAAGTAAACCCAGACGTGTACAACCGTATGATACGTACCGTTGAGTTAAGTTTAAACAGTTTTGATCCAACAGCTACTCCTCAATACACCCAAGCTACTCGTAATCAAAATCAATTTGATGCTGGAGATATTATATGGAATCTTACATTAAATACTTTGCAATATTATGATGGCGTTGGTTGGAGGAATTTATCTGTAGAAGAAGAAATAGGGTTTTCTGCAAAAGCTTCTGTAGGAGAAGTGACTGTAACTTTAGCAGGGAACGTATCTATCAATGTTGCTGGTCCTACAAGTGGTTGGGGCGTAGAGGCGTATTACACATGATGGACAGAGTTAGATTATTAGAAGAGCTTATGTTAGATGAAGGTGTTATTCATGAGATTTATAATGATCATCTTGGATACGCTACATTTGGTGTAGGCCATTTAATTACAGAAAGAGACAAAGAACACGACCAACCTTTAG